AACATTGGCGGCGCGACGGCTCGGACGTATGTTGTCCAGGCTGGAGACGTGGGCGACACGCTCACGGTGGCGGTGACTGCCCTGAACCCGAACGGTACGGCATCAGCTACCTCCAGCGGCGTAGTCGCCACAGCGTAGGAGGTACACGTGGCCCTGACTGTTGAAGACGGCACTGGCGTTGCAGGGGCTGACGCCTACTGCGAAGTGGCAGCGGTCGACACCTACCACACCAATCGCGGCAACGCTGCTTGGACCGGCTCTAGCACGGTCAAGGAGCAAGCGGTCCGCAAGGCGACGGACTACATTGAAGCGCGGTTCGCCCGCCGCTTCGTGGGCACGCGCTACAGCAAAGAGCAGGGACTGTCCTGGCCTCGAACAGAGGCGTACGATCGGGACGGCTTTCTGCGCGACGACGAAATTCCAGAGGAGCTCGTTGAGGCGACTGCGGAGTACGCCCTTCGGGCACTCAGCGCCGCACTGCTCCCCGATCCAACCTCCAACGAAGGCGCGGTCATCCGCGTCAAGGAAAAGGTTGGCCCACTCGAAGAGGAAACCGAGTACGCTTCGGGCTCCACTTCTCAGCTTCCGGCCTACCCGGCTGCGGACCGCAAGCTGACCCCGATCCTCAAGGCTGGCGGGAGCGTTGCGATCCGCTAATGGCGCTCGAACAAACCGCCCAACGACTGATCCAGGCAAAGGGTCGCACTGTCACGCTCGTGATCAGTTCGACCACGCCTGCCGACGTGAACAAGCCCTGGCGTGCGCCCTCCTCTGTGGTGGCAGCGCCCGACGCAACGCGGCTGGCAGTCAAGGCGGTGTTCGAGAGCAAGAGCTCCAGCGACATCGCCCGCGCGCTCGCGAGCGGCGGCGAGCAAGACGCTGTGCGCCGATCGGTTGAGCGCTTCCTTGTGGCGGCGCTCGACGTCGCCAGCTTCGACATCCTGGCAACCGACTTCGTCGAAGACGGCGAGAGCGTGCGCTGGCGCGTGACGAAGGTGATCCCGGTTCAGCCCGGTGACACGGCCTACATCCACACGCTGGAGGTCGAGCAGTAATGGTCGACCGCACCACAGCCCGCGACGAATTGAGCGCCCTGGTCAAGACCGCCTTGGCCGGTGAGACCGCGCTTGAGTGGCGCTACGACGACCAGCCCGGAGACGCGCCGGATGCGCCCGCTACGTGGGTGCGCCTAAGCATCCGCCACACTGCCTCCCCACAACGCACCCTTGGGCCTCTGGGCACAGGGCAGCGCCGCTACGACACCCTTGGGCTCGTCTTCGTCCAGCTGTTCACCCCGATGGGTGATGGATTGCTCGAAGCAGACAGGATCAGTATGGTGCTGGTGACTGCGCTACGCGGTGCTGTCACCACGTCTGGTGTCAAGATCAAATCCGTCACCGCTCGCGAGATCGGCGCGGACGGGGCTTGGCAGCAGACGAACATCACCGCAGAGTTCGAGTATCACGAAACCGCCTAGGAGGGCTACACAGTGGACAGCAATTCGGTAGGGCTGCGCTACGCCCTCGAAACGACGATCGGCGTTCTCCCCGGCTCCCCGACTTGGAAGCCGCTGGAACCCAACAGCTACGAAGACTTCGGCGCGGACTTCAAGACCGTTGCCCGAACCCCAATCACGTCGTCCCGCCAGCGTCGCAAAGGCGCGCTGACCGACGTCGAGGCGATGGGCGGCTTCGAGCACGACTGGGTGCAGGACGCAATGTACGACCTGATGCCCTCCTTCATGTTCGCCGCGTGGCGCGCGAAGAAGAACTTCGCCCCGTCCGCTGTGTCGGGCACGAACACCTACGCGGTGACCGGCAACACCGGCGCTGGCGCGATCGCTGCAGGCGATCTGTTCTTCGTTGAAGGCGCGGTCAACGCGGCCAACAACGGGCTCAAGAAGGCAACGTCAGCGACTGGGACCACGGTCGTCGTCTCTGGCCTCGTCAACGAAACGCTTCCGGCCACTGCCAAGCTGACCAAGGTCGGCGTGGAAGCTGGCTCGGCGGACATCACGGTCGCCTCGCACACGCTCGGTGCAACGATCGGCTCCACCACCTTCGACTTCACCACGCTGAACATGATCCCAGGCGAGTGGTTCTTCCTCGGTGGCGACAGCGCTGGCACCAAGTTCGCCACTGCGGCGGACAACGGCTGGTACCGTGTGTACTCGGTTGCCGCGAACGCGATCGTCTGCGACCGCGTCCCTGGCACGATCGTGAACGACAGCGGCACTGGCAAGACCATCCGCATCTTCGTCGGGCACGTGATCAAGAACGAGAGCGACCCGGCCAACATCGTCCGCCAGACGGTGCAGCTGGAGCGCGAGTTCGACGGCCTCGACAACGAGTACCTGCTCGGTGGCGTTGCCAACGAACTGAAGCTCTCGCTCAAGTCGACCGAGAAGCTCATGACGAACATGAAGTTCATGGGCCTCAACACGGAAGAAGCGGCGGCGAAGAGCGGCACGCGTCCGGACCTGACCAGCGAAGCTCCGTTCACTGCCTCCAACGACGTGTCGCGCATGCGGCTCCAGGAAGAGGATACGGACACCACGCTGGCGACCTACATCGAAGAGATCGAGATCACGATCAACAACAACGCGTACCGCAAGACGGCGATCGGCACCCTCGGTGCGTTCGACGTTGGCGTCGGTGACTTCACGGTCAGCGGCTCGGTGAAGGCGTACTTCGACAGCCACACGGCAACGGACGCGATCCGCAACAACACAGACGTCTCGCTCGACTTCGCAGTCGTGCAGGCGAACGCGGGCTGGCTCTTCGACCTCCCGCTGGTCGTGCTCGGTGACGGTCGCAAGGACGTGCAGAAGGACGAAGCCGTCCGCCTGAACCTGTCCCAAGAAGCCGTTGCCCACGCGACGCTGGACCACACCCTGCTCGTTCAATCGTTTGCCTACCTGCCCGATCTGGCAGAGTAGTACGGACTAACGGGACCGCCATGCGTGAAGAGCGCGTGGCGGTCCACGTTTGTCAACCAGAGAGGAACGCATGAACCCCTTCAAAATGTACCAGACAGACCCGGACCTTGAGGTCCAGGGCATCGACATCGACTACGGCGACTTCTACTTCACGATCGCCCGCGCGGGCGGCGCGAACAAACGCTTCAACGAGCGCCTTGCGGAAGCGTTCAAGCCGTACCGGCGCGCGATCCAAACCGAGACGGCGGACGTCAAGCTGCTCGACCGGATCACCAAGGAAGTGTTCATCCAGGAGTGCATCAAGGGTTGGGGCTCGACCAAGCACGGCCCAGGCAAGATGCTGAACGTCGACGACAGCCCGCTCGACTACACCCCGGAGAACGTCGCGCTGTTCTTCGGCGAGCTCCCGGAGCTCCTCGACGACCTCGTTGGGCAGGCGAACAAGATGGCGCTCTACCGCGCCAAGGTCATCGAAGACGACCTGGGAAACTAACCGACTACCTGCTGTACACGCTCAAGCAGGGACCGTTGGAAGCGAACATCCTGGAGCGAGCACAGAAGCGTGGGCGTGCTGCACCAGAGGCGATAGCCAACGCGCCGACGCTCAAGGCGTACCTCCAGTTCTACTGGGAGGCGTTTCTTGAGCTCGACACGTGTCGCCCTCTGGGCATGTCGTCCGTCGGGCAAATCCCCTGGACGGCTGTCAACGAGTATGCGTTGCGGCACGGCATCGTTGACGTGGACGACTTCGACTATCTCTTGACCATGATACGCGGTATCGATGCAGCGTACCGAACCTACGTGCGGGAGAAGACGTCCAAGTGAGCGAGCCGAATGACTTCGCGCGCCGAATGACGCTACGTGGCATCCGGGTTGAAGCCAACTCGGACGCGGCGGTGCGCAAGTTCGCGCTGCTGGCTGATCAAGCGGTCGTCAACGCGACGCCGGTTGACACCGGTCGCGCGCGCTCGAATTGGATCGTCAACTTTGACAGCCCAAGTGCTGTGGTGCGAGAAGCGCTCGCTGAAGGTCCAGCCGCAGGTTCTGCGGCGATCGCCGAAGCCGCTGCGAAGATCGCTGTGTACAATGGAGACGTGAACCGCGAAATCCACCTGACCAACAACCTGCCGTACATCGGACGGCTGAACGACGGCTACTCAGCGCAAGCCCCTGCGGGCTTCGTCGAGCAAGCGGTTCAGATCGCCGCTGCAGCGGTCGCTGGAACGAGGCTGCTTGACTAATGGCAACTGAACGTCTTGACATTATCGTCTCGGAGCGCGGGTCACGCGTCGTCAAGCGCGAGCTCCAAGAGATCGGAACCCAGGCGCGCGCCACTGGCAGCGCGGTTGGTGCACTGCGCCAAGCGTTCATCGTGGCGGGCCTCGGTGTCGGCGTCCAGCAGCTGATCGAACTGGCGGACGCCTACACCACGATCCGGAACCGCGCGCGCCTCGCAGTCGGTCCTACGGGCGACGTGAACGCGACGCTCGACCGGCTCTTCACGATCGCCAACCAGACGCAGCAACCAATGGAAGCGATCACGACGCTGTTCCAGCGCGGCTCCATTGCCGCGCGCGAACTGGGCGCGTCGCAGGAAGAGCTCTACACCTTCACGCAGCTGGTCGGTCAGGGCCTCGCCATTCAGGGCGGCTCTGCGGCGTCTGCAACCGGCGCGCTGCTCCAGCTGTCCCAAGCCCTGGGCTCTGGCGTGGTCCGCGCGGAAGAGTTCAACTCCATCCTCGAAGGCGCATTTCCGATTGCCCAGGCGGCGGCGCGTGGGCTTGATGAGGCAGGCGGTTCGGTGGCGCGTCTGCGTCAGCTGATCGTCGGTGGTCAGGTCTCGTCGCAAGAGTTCTTCGATGCGCTACTTTCTCAGGCTCCGGAGCTCGCGGCCACATTCGCCACAACCGTACCCACGATCGGAGCGGCGTTTACCGTCCTGCGCAACAACGTCGTCCGAGCGTTTGGCGAGTTCAACCAAGCGACGGGAGCGAGCCAGGGCTTTGCCCGCTTCATCCTCTTCATCGGACAAAACGCAGGCACGCTGATCGACATCCTCGAAGCGGTCGCTTACGCCCTGGGCGTGCGCTTCGCGATCCAGGGTATCGGCGCGGCGGTCGGCGCTCTGCGTGCCCTCGCGATTGCGATTGCGACCAACCCACTCGGAGCAATCGCTACAGTAGCGCTTGCTGCTGGTGCAGCCTTCGTGGCGTTCAGCGACAAGATCGCTCTCACGCGCGGTAGCTCCGCTTCTGCGTTCGACTTCATCAGCACGGCGTTCGGCGACCTTGTGGGCTTGATTGGCTCCGGGGTGCAGACCGTGCTCAGCTGGTTCGGCAACTGGGAAGACGAGCTCGGTCAGTTCGACTTCTTCAAGTTCGTGCAAGGCATCGCCACTGGCATCGACGCAGTAATCGGTCTCTTCTACGGGCTGTCCGACGGCGTCACGCAGCTGTTCCGCACCTTCCCGCAAGTCATCGGCGACCTGATGATCAGCGGCCTCCAGCGCGCGTTCAACGCGGGCACCGACTTCGTGAACGGCATCATCCGCGCGCTGAACCGCATCCCCGGTGTGGCGATCAACACGATCAGCGCACCGGACTTCGTGAACCCGTTTGAGAACGCAGCTGCGGCTGTGGGCGACGCGGCGAACCGTGGCTTCCGTCGCGGCATGGACGAAGGGCTGGCGTCGAACTACGTGGACGGCGTGCGCGAGCGCGCGGAAGCCGAAGCGGCGGCGAGCGCGGCTGCTGCTGCAGAGGCAGCAGGTCCGACGGCTCCCACAACCCCCACTGCTCCGGGCGGCGACGGCTCTGGTGTCAGCCGTGCGGACATCATCAACGACTTCAACCGCTACCTGGACGAGCAGAACATGCTGCTCCAGTTCAACAGCCGCGAACGACAAATCCAAGAGCAGCTGCTTCAAGTGAACAACGCGCTGACGCAGGAAGGCTACGACACCCTTTCCGCAGGCGAGAGCGGTCCCATGCTCGAACGGCTGCGCAACCTGCAGACCGAACAAGAGCTCATGGACGAGCGCGAGCGCATCCTTGCCGCGAGCGACGAACAGATGCGCCTCTACAGCGTGACGCAGCAGGCGCTCAACCAGCTGATCGCCGAAGGCGCGATCACGCAAGCCTCGTTCAACGAGCAAATGCGCCAGCTGCAAATCTCCATGCTGGAAACGCGCATCGCCATGGGCGAAGGCTCGTTCGCAGACGGCTTCCTGCTCGAAATCCAACGCATGCTCCAAGGCGTCGAGAACTTCCGCGCCACGGCGGGTCAGTCCTTTGGACAGTTCTTCCAGCGCGTCACCGACGGCTTCGCTAACAGCGTGGGCCGGGCGATCGTGTACTCGGAGAACCTGGGCGCGGCGATCCAGCAGGTTGCCCGGAGCGCGCTCGCTGAACTGATCAGCGCGCTCGTCAAGCTCGGTATCCAGTGGGTCATCAACCAGACCCTTG